GTTTGCTCTGGTGGTATCGGTCGTCGCCCAGATCACCTGCGAGCTCACCGTCGAGTGCTTGCAGACGCATTACTTGGTGATGGCGATGGTGGTGGAGAGGGCGTTGCTGCTGCTGCCGCCGCCCCTGGCCCAATTACCGAGCCCCCTGGTCCTGGTGGTGATCCATGGTGAACTTAATTCACAACATTTTTGTTTATTGTATAATTGACTTTTGATTTCTGACAATATCATTAAATAGGAAAAATTGATTTATTAAATAATATGATAAATATAGTTTCGTTACAACGTTAATATTAATTTTATGAATAAAGGAACAAGATTGGTAATAGTTGATCCTGATGCATGTAAACCAAAAAAATGTGACAACAATTGTCAGTCGGCTTGTCCAGTAAATAGATCAGGTAAAATGTGTATCGATATTGAAGATGTTGCTAAAATAACAGAATGGCTTTGTATAGGTTGTAATATTTGTACTAAAAAATGTCCATTTCACGCTTTACAAATAGTAAAATTACCAGAAAATTTTAATGATCAAACTGTACACAGATTCGGAACAAATGGATTTAAATTATGCAATTTACCAAGACCAAAACGTAATAGAGTGTTAGGTATATTGGGACAGAATGGAATTGGAAAAAGTACAATTGCTAAAATTATGACAAACGAATTTAAACCGAATTTCGGTTTAGAGCAGAATGATATTTGTAACAGTGATATAATAAAAAATTTTAGAGGAACAGAATTACAAAATTTTTTTACAAGTATGTATGATGATAAAACGAAATTTAAGGCGTCAATAAAAACACAGTTAATAGATTCTATTCCTGCATATTTTCGTAAAAAAAAAATTAATCAGAAAGTGTCAACATATTTTTTGAAATATAAATCACATCCACTATTTGAAAAAATCAATAATGTTTTAAACATAGAAACATTATTTGACAAACATATGATTAGTTTGTCCGGAGGAGAGCTACAAAGGATATGTTGTGCCAAAATTTTATTTCAAGATGTAAATGTGTACATTATAGATGAACCTACTAATTATTTGGATATTGAGTATCGTTTAAGGCTTGCGTATCTAATTAGTGAACTATCTTTAGAAGGTAAATATTTTATAATAATTGATCATGATTTGGCTTTTCTAGATTATGTTTCGGATAATATATGTGTAATGTTTGGTGAAGCTGGTGCGTACGGTTATTGTTCAACTTCTTATGGATCTGGTAGAGCCATAAACTGTTTCTTCAAGGGTTTTTTACCTTCTGAAAATGTAAGATTTAGAACAAAACCATATAAAATATCATTTGGGGCTGATGTAGATTCCAAACGATCGGATATTTCGTTATCATATGAAGAAGGAAATGTATCATATTCTGATCCAAATTTTAATCTTCATATAAATTCTGGGAAAACATCAAATGTAACTTTCGTTTTAGGAAAAAATGGAACAGGTAAATCTACATTTTTAAATTTCTTAAATGATAATTTGAAATATTGTGTTAGTTATAAAAAACAATATTTGGATATTTCTCAATATGAGATAGCTCCAGGATATTATGATACTGTTCAAAATGTTTTAAACAAAAATATTCAAAAATCATTAAACGATTCGTTTTTTGATTCAGAAATATTTAAACCATTGCAAGGGTCTAAATTATCCGAAAAACATATTAATGAATTATCTGGAGGGGAATTACAAAGATTTAGTTTGATTTTAGCATTAGGTCGTGATGCAGATGTATATTTGTTAGATGAACCATCTGCATTTTTAGATGTTGAACAGCGCTCCTTGATTACTCAAATATTAAAAAGATTTTTCTTAAAAACAGGTAAAAATGCATTCATTGTGGAACATGATATTATGTTCACATTTTCACTTGCATCAGAATGTCATATTTTGTTTTCATGCGAAGTTGATAAAAAAACAAATCAATTTGAAATTTCTGAACCACTTGATTTCGAGGTTGGTATCCATAAATTCTTAGAAAATGTAAATATAACATTTAGACGTGATAAAGTAACTGGACGACCAAGAATGAATAAATATAATTCTGCTCAGGATAAAGAACAAAAAAAAAATAAATGTTATTTTAAATTTTAAGTTTCAAATATTTTATTTTATATTTAAGATATTTTAATTTCATGTTTCTATTTCCACCAAGTAACACATCAGGCTCTAGTTCTGGACCTAATGTTGGACTCACTGGTGGCAATGCTGGTGGCAATGCTGGTGGTAATGCTAGTGGTAATGCTGGTGGTAATGCTAGTTGTAATGATGGTGGTAATGATGGTGGTAATGCTGGTTCTTCTCTTAATCTTTTGCGCCCTGGTTTTGGATTAATTGCACGCGCCAACTCATCGTATTTAGTTTGTAATTTAGAAAGCTTAGTTGTAATATCTAATTTTTCTTGATTACACCTACGAAGTGCATCTGCTCTTTCTATTTCTTGTTGTTCTATTTCCAATTTTTCAGTAAAATATTTTTCGAATGCAGAAATTAACAACGGGATTATATCATTTGCAGTTCCATAAGCGGTAACACCAGTCCAATTGGAAGGATACCGATAAAGTAAATGAGCACCACTTTTTTCTTTATTTTGTCTAAGATTTCCTATAGCATATTGTGTGTTTTCCGGGTCGCATGTAACACGACCACCTCGTATTGATACTTTATAAAATTGACTACAGTGTGTTGGCGAATCACCCTGTAAAGGAACAGTTACATGAATTATACGTCCAGAAGTTATTTGATTAGAAAGTGTTTCACTCGGAACCGATGCAATGTGATAGGGTTCCCCATCTATATTCCAAGTATTGTTATATATCGTTATATGTGCATTTGATATGATAGATGACGGATTATTAATACTAAAAAATATTGCCGATGGAATGTACGAGCTGTGACTTAATGAAAGTATTAGACCATTTTGTGGGTTATTTTTCGTTGTTTTGAAGTTCGATAATTTTAAATAACGCTCATCCGTCGTACTAATTACACAATCAACTCCTTTTGATGGGGCCAGATAGGGATATGTCATATATTTATTAGCAATGTCGACTAATTTACTAAATTTTGGTAATTCGATCATTATTTATATATTATATTATCATTTGATAAAAAATTTATAAATTTTTGAGTACGTTATTTATATTAGACGAGGCATTTTATTATTTTCAATTTGGATGGTCTATAAATCAGATAATATGCATACAGTAATATCGTATATTGAAAATAACAAATCTCCTCACAAAATACTCTTTTGTATTGATATTTTTGGTGGAAAAGAAAACGACGACAAAATAATGAATATTAGAGAATATAACAACATAGATGATTTTGATCCAGAAATGAGATTGACACTGATAGACGCATTTGTAAACTTTTGGAATCATAGAGTTTTATTTATCATTTATCATTTATCATTTATCATTTATCATTTATCAATTATCGATTATCATTTATCAATTATCGATTATCAATTAATATGCTATTTTGTTGTTATATTGGTATAAATGGACTTAATATACAATATGGAACCTTAAAATGGCTTAAAGATATGTTATATTTAGTTATATGTGTGTAGATAACTACATTACATATATAATCAAAAAATTGAAATTAAAACATTCTGGAGAGCATGACTCTATATAAATAAGCTCACTTCTTTTTGTCTAACGATAAGATGAAGTACGGTCCTATATTTTAGTGGTTAGAATCTCGCTCTTATACAGCGATGACCCGGGTTCGATTCCCGGTAGGACTACCGTCAGATTAAAATTCATAGTTTTATTCTGATAAGCATGGTTACCCAAGCGGTCAAAGGGGTTAGATTCAAGACCTAATGCGTAATGCTTCGTGGGTTCGAATCCCACACCATGCACCTGTTTTGATAAGTAAAATTACCAAAACAAAAACACAGTTTCCCGAGCGGTCAAAGGGGTTAGATTTAAGCTCTAATGCGTAATGCTTCGTGGGTTCGAATCCCACACTGTGTACGGTCGTGTAGCTCAGTCGGTAGAGCAGCAGTCTTATTAACTGCCTGTCGCGGGTTCGAGTCCCGTCACGACCACAGTTATAGTAGTATAATAAATACACCAGTACAATTATGATAATAGTTTCCATAATCATATGGAAAAAAATAACTGGAAATGGAGGTTTAAATCCTCTCTATAACATGCTCTTGTAGCCTAATTGGTAGGGCACTAGTCTTCTAAACTAGGGATTGCGGGTTCGATTCCCGGTAGCGATGCGACAAAAAAAAAAAAATTAATTGATTATATTAGTAAAATAGTATAATTAAATGGCCCCATAGCTCAGCTGGTTAGAGCGTTCGACTGTTAATCGAAAGGTCGTGAGTTCAAGTCTCACTGGAGCCTCCTTTTCTTTATGAAAACAATATAATAAATTTAAAAATTTATTATGTTGAATGATATCCATTTGTCAAAATATTCTTTTTAAGGGGAAATACAAATGATTCACTTACTATTATTTCGATGCTAAATATTTTCGTTTATATTTTTTGTATTTCGATAAATAATTAATATATTTTCCTCCAACAATTTCATCAGAGTTAATTATTGCACTTGACTCCTCAAATATTACACGTTGTGATTCTGTCAATTTGTCAGAACATGCTGTTCCGATTTTTACATAAATCTCTTTGAATGTTTTAATTTCTTCAATGCTAGGATTTAAAATGTCCTCCATTAATATTTTTTTCATCTTTTCTAATACATCATCAGGTATTGATCGAAGTCTCAACAAATGTAATAATGTAATTCCATATCCATATGAATCAAATGTAGAAATATATTTACGACGAAGATTTTCTAATTCATCAATAGACATATGATTATAACGAATAGCTGATTCTTTTATTTTGTTAATGTAATCTTTAAATTCTTCGTCTGAGAATTTCGCATTTTCCATTTTTTTATACATAGGATATTTAACTAATCCAGATCTATCTTTAATAAAATATTCATCTATTTTTTTTATTAAATCTTCGTCTGATAATTTTCTGTCAGGAATAAACAAAAATTCAAAAATATAATTAAACACTGAAAAGTTATCATTGTAATAATTTGGAAAAAATATACATCCAGATGTACTTTCGACATCCAATTCTAATATGTCATTTTTTGAATCACTAAGGCCAAAATCTATCATCACAAAAGAATTTGTTGTTGAATCATATAAAATGTTTCCCGCTTTCAAATCAATATGCAATAAGCCAACTATAGAGAAATAATGCATAAATAAAGTAAATTCAATCCAAGGAAATAAAAATTGATCCAATGTCAATTCATATTCGGTAAGTTCTTCTCCAACATTGTGCATTATTAGTTGAGCAGGCATGAACCGATCATAAAAACCTAAAGGGGATTCCATTTGATTACACCATTTTCACTGAAAAATGGGACACTTTATTGTTTATTATTTTTAATAAATTCGACAGCATTCATTGAAAATACCTTAAAATAATTTTTAAGATGTTTTCTTTTAACATATTTCTTTATCGTATTTTTGATGGATGTATGTAGCTCGTTATATGTGACTGGATTATCCTGACGGACATAATTCTTGATTTGGCTAAATAATCCCTCTACTGGATTTGTGTTTGGTTTGTATGGTAAAGCGTATATGAAATTGTTTTTGGTATCCAGAATTTTCTTTTGTAGTATTTTTGTTCTATGCGTGACAGCATTATCCATAAGAATATAGTTATTTATGTACTTGCCTTTTATAAAATCGTCAATAAATTCATTTAGTTCATCGAATTTAATACCTCCTTTCAGTTTTTCGTACAATCTAAATCCTACTATTTTATTATATTTTATAGCACAAATAAAATTATATCTTTTGAAAGGATATATGTTTGTCTTATGGTATACTCTTTTTCCTATTTTACTTTTTCCAAAATTTCTAGTCATGTTTAAGTAAAATGATGACTCATCAATAGAAATAATGTTCTGTATCCCTATTTTTATTATGTTTCCATAAAAGTTAAGTTTGTCTTTTTTCAAAGTAGCCAATTTTTTTTCTGGGTAGTATTTTTTTCTTAGTTGTTTTGTTGAATATTTTAATTTGTATTTTATGATGTAATACAAATATGTTGTACTTATCTTTACGTGAAATTTAGCATGAATAAGTTTTTTAAGTTTTCTCAACACAATTGTTGGATTTTCTAGTATTTTGTTTTCTATAAAAATAAGTATCTTTAGGGTAATTATCGATTTCTTAGCTTTACCAATTTTTCTGGATACAGAATTAGTTTCCATATATCTTTCTATCCATCTCTGTAAAGCTGATTTGCTACATCCAAATATTTTACAGGTTTTTCTAAGACTTTTATTTTTAATAAAATAACGAACAGTTGCCAATTTGTAGTCAATTGATTTATGTTTGGGCATAAATATAATATGTTCACAAATTATATTTATTTTTCCATTAAAGAGTCTATTTTACTCTTTAATTTATGTTTATTTGTTTCCAAATGTCTATCATAATGCTTTTTAAACATTGATCCAAAATTACAATTTTTACAATAATACTTAGCAACATTTTTGACATTTTCAATTTTCGTATGATATTTTAAATTATGATGTTTATAAAGGGATGCACTTTTAGTGGTATATTTACAAATACCGCAAACGTGTATCACATATTCACCATCCTTTTTTAATCTTTTCCCTTTGTCTTTTCTTGGTTTATTAACTCCTCCATGTTGATGCTTCCAAGATTTTTTATGTAATTCGTAGTGTGATTTATAACCACAATGATAATTACATATTTTACAATTATATTTACTTTCCATCTATACTCTAATTGAATATTTATTTTTATATAGAATTTACTTAATTTTTAAAAACATATAGAAGTTATTTTATTTTTAAATATATATAGAAGTTATTTTTACAAAAATATATAAAAATAAAATCTCACCCTAATATATAATGAAAAAACCTCCCGACAAATACAAGACCTTGAAAGTTCCTTTGAAGGAAATTATTCAAGAAACTATAGATTATACTGGTTTACACGATACTGTAAAAAGGGCAAATGAATTAGTTATTCATGTATATCAGTTTATGAGGTTATGGATTTTAACCAAACACCATAATAAACAAACGATACCAGAAATTAATGCAGGAGTAATACAAATGGCTTTTAAGGCCCTATCAATTGAATCAGTTGGACCAAAACCAAAAGGAACAAATCTTAAAATTTATAAAGACTTTTGTCTATTTTATGATAATGAATATAAGAAGCTTGGTTATAAAAATAAGATAAATGCTACTAATCTATCTCAAATTATTGGCTATTTATGTATAGACATATTAACAAATATAGAAAATAATATCAAACTACATTTTTTAAATTATGTAAAAAGATTTGTTAACTCAAGCTTCAAGAAACAACATAATGAAATCCTAGAAGAATACAAAGGCAAAGAAAAAACTGAGATGAATAAGAAACTAAGAAAAGAGTTGTATATCCTTAAACAAGATCTTCTCAATGACACAAAAAATGTGGACAAAAAATATTATAAATGGCTATTGAAATATAGAAATAAAATATTGCCACCAAAAACGAAAGATTCGTATCAAACTGACATAAACGACAACCCACAACAGTTTTTAAAGTACATGATTTGTATGAATCTTGAACTAGAAAAACTTGGTGGTAAGATGTTCCAATTTTTTCCCTTAAGAACTGAACTAAAACCCCACTACATACCAATAGATACAAAAAGTATAATCGAAATATTTGATGTAAAAAACAAACAAAAATACTTAGAGGACATTGATGGAACAAAAAAGGGTCTATGGAATAAATATTTTAATACACAAAATAAAATATTCAAGAAAAAAAATTATGTATTTGACAGTAGAATATTGACGGATGGGTATGCAGTATCCATTCAATTTATCCACAAAGATCAATATACGAAAGAAAAACAGAAAAAAGAAAACTTAAAAAATGGAAAAAGTAAAATGAAAGAACTTTGCAAGAATTTGACATTTACGCAAATAGAAGCTTTGAAAGAAAAATTAAAACAAACAAAAAAAGAGCAATACAAACAAAAAAGAAAGACTCTTAGAGAAAAATTTAAGAAGTTAAGTAAAAAAGAACAACAAAAAATAAAAGATTCTAAGAAGAAGTACATTGAATTTCCATATTTGGATGAGATAAGTGAGAAGGAATTAAATGAAGTCAAAAAATCGTTGAAGGTATACAATGATCCAGGGAAGAGAGATTTGTTATACATGATGGACGATAATGGAAACATATTAAGGTATTCAAATTCCCAAAGAATGTATGACACGAAAAGATTAAAATATCAAAGGCTTCTGAGTAATTATCGAAAAAAAAATAATATTTCAAAAATAGAACTTAAACTTACTGACTATAATTCAAAATCATGCAAACTAACAAAGTTTAAAAAATATATTAAAATGAAAAATAGT